GCCAGCTACAGCAGTACCTAGCAAACCTGCTGAGGTTAAAACCCCTAGTACAAGTCCCATTCGCCCTCGCCCTGACTCTACAGTACTCAATAAGCCTAGCGGTATGTCCAAAGGTGGCATGGCTAAGACTGGCTACGCTAAAGGTGGTGTGGTCAAAGCCAATTGTGGTGCCTCTATGAAACCTACACAGAAATGGAATAAGAAGTAATAATCATGTTATCAACACCAAGGGAAATCTCTAAAATTATTGCTTGCACCACTGTTGGGACGCATGTTCTCTATACTTGCCCCCTCCACTGCAGGTCAAAGATCCCCTTGGTGTTTATTACTAATGCCAACGGCAATAACACAATTTCTCTGAAATGGTACAGGAAGTCAGCAGACACCTCTTACTTTATCGTAGGGGGTAAAAACCTTTCTCTGGGAGAGTACGTGCAACTTTCACAAGGGTACATCGTACTAGAACCTGAAGATAGACTTGAGGTTGTCTTGGGTAGCGCAGGTGTTGTTGATGCACTTTGCACTGCAGAAGAGAATTTTGCTGCCAATAAGACGAGTGCTTAAAGTGCCAAGGACAAACGAAAAGCTTTGGGAGAAAGCTAAGTCAGAAGCAAAAGCTAAAATGAGGGCACGTAAATGAAAAGACAACTTACCGAGACACAAAAAAGATTCCTTGAGGTCCTTTTTGAGGAAGCTAACGGAGACTTTGTGAAGGCAAAGAAGTTGGCTGGATATAGTGATACCTACTCCACAAAGCATATCGTAGAGTCTTTGGAAGAAGAGATTGCAGACCTTACGAAGAAGTTCATCTGCAATGTAGGTGTAAAGGCTGCCTACAGCATGTATGAAGTTTTGAAAGACCCTACTGCACTCGGAAACAAAGAGAAGATGGTTGCCGCTAAAGACATCCTTGATCGGGGGGGTTTCAAAGCTAAAGATGAAGTCAAGGTTGAGGCCAATATCCCACTCTTTATTCTGCCAGCTAAACACGAAAGCCTTGACACAGACGAAGAATAATTGTACTAATAACACATGACAAAAATCAAAAAAGAATGGAAGCTCCCTAAGCCAACGGACCATGGTGACCATTTTGAGTGGAAGCCTGTGGTCCGTGTAGGTAGGATTGTACCTTTTGGTTATTTAGAAGACCCAAAGGATGAAGACATACTTCTGCCTATCCCAACGGAGCTGGAGCTTCTAGAGCAAGCTAAGGTACACCTTAAAAGGTACTCCTACCGAGCTGTTGCAGCTTGGCTGAGTGAACAAAGCAAAAGGCCCATTTCACACGTAGGGTTGTATAAGAGAGTTAAACTTGAACACAAGCGTAAGTCAGAAGCTGCAACGCAACGCTACCTTGCCGAGAGATACAAAACCGCGCTCGAAAAAGCTGAAAAGCTCGAAGGTAGAATTGGAAACGCCAAGCAAACCCTTGGAAGTACCAATGACGACACCGGCGACACCGAAGCCAGCAGCGATTGATGTAGAGAAGGCCCGAGAGGTTATTTTCCAACCTAACCCTGGGCCACAGACTGAGTTCCTCTCTGCTAGTGAGCAAGAGGTTCTTTATGGGGGTGCAGCAGGTGGGGGCAAATCCTACGCTATGTTGGCAGACCCAGTAAGGAACTTCTCTAACGAACACGCAAAGATGCTTCTTGTGCGTAAGACCACCGAGGAACTCCGAGAGCTTATCTCTGTCTCCAAAATGCTATACCCTAAAGCTATCCCAGGTATCAAGTGGCTTGAGAGAGAAAAGACTTGGATTGCACCCTCTGGTGCCTCTCTTTGGATGAGTTACCTTGATGCAGATGACGACGTTACACGGTACCAAGGACAGGCATTTAGTTGGATCGGGTTTGACGAACTTACCCAGTGGTCTAGCCCCTACGCTTGGAACTACATGAGGTCTCGTCTACGTACAACAAAGAATAGTGGCCTCAAGCTCTACCAGAGGGCTACAACCAACCCTGGTGGTGCAGGACATCATTGGGTCAAGAAGGCCTTCATCAACCCTGAGACCCCCGGTAAAGCCTTTTGGGCGACAGACCCAGAGACAGGTGAAGTGTTCCGTTGGCCCTCAAACAGCGTAAAAGCAGGACAACCACTCTTTAAGCGTAGGTTTATCCCTGCCACTTTGTTCGATAACCCTTACTTGGCTGAAGACGGGGCTTACGAAGCAAACCTTTTGTCTATGCCCGAGCATCAACGTAAGCAGCTTCTTGAAGGCAGCTGGGATGTCTCTGAAGGTGCAGCTTTCCCTGAGTTTAACCGTAAAATACACGTAGTAGAACCTTTTGAAATCCCTAGCACTTGGCCTCGCTTTCGGGCGGCGGACTATGGCTACAGTTCGTACTCTGGGGTACTCTGGTTTGCTGTCGCCCCAGACGAACAACTCGTCGTCTATAGAGAACTCTACGTTTCAAAGGTTCTTGCAGAAGACTTGGCGGACAAAGTTCTGGATGAGGAGCACGGGGAAAAGATGAGGTATGGGGTGCTTGACTCCTCCCTCTGGCACAAACGAGGGGACACTGGCCCCAGTATTGCTGAAAGGATGATCTTGAAGGGTTGCCGTTGGAGACCTGCAGACAGAAGTAAAGGCTCTCGTATCGCAGGTAAAAATGAGGTCCACAGAAGACTTCAAGTTGATCCTTACACCGAAGAGCCTCGTATGGTGATCTTTAGCAGCTGTAGGCACCTTATCTCCCAACTCCCATCACTTCCTTTGGATAAGAATGATTTTGAGGATGTGAACACAAACGCTGAAGACCACCTGTACGACGCACTACGTTATGGTGTTATGACACGACCCAGAAGCGGTCTTTTTGACCTTGACCCAAATCAAGGTAAAGGGGGCTTTCAAATTGCAGACCCTGTTATGGGCTATTAAGTAGGACTAAGACAATATGGAAGAAGACAATATTTCCCCTGACAGCGTCAACATGATTGCTGTAAAAGATACCAATGGCGACCTTGGCACAGATAAAGCTGCTGGGGGTCTTATTACATATGTTGAAGGGCGTTTCAGTAAAGCTGAGACTGCACGGGATACTGAGGAGCGGCGCTGGATTAAGGCCTATCAGAATTACCGGGGGCTCTACGGACCTAATGTAAAGTTTACTGACACAGAGAAATCACGTATTTTTGTGAAGGTTACGAAGACTAAAGTTTTGGCTGCTTTTGGTCAGATGACAGAGGTGCTCTTTGGTGGAAATAAGTTTCCTATCACTATTGACCCTACCACCCTCCCTGATGGGGTTTTGGACACTGTCCACATCGAGACTAATGACAAGGTAAAGGAAGCGGAAAAGTCTGCAGGTATTCAACCCCTCCTTCCTGGGGAAACAATGCAAACCTTCCGGGAACGTCTTGGTGGCCTTAAAAAAGAGTTGGAACCCATTGAAGAGGTAAAGCCGGGACCTGGAGTAACACCCTCGCAGGTTACTTTTGAGCCCGCAATGGTTGCAGCCAAGAAGATGGAAAAGAAAATCCACGACCAGTTGGAGGAGTCTCATGCAAAGAAGCACCTCCGTGCAGCAGCCTTTGAATGCTCCCTCTTTGGTACCGGCATTATGAAAGGCCCATTTGCTGTTGATAAAGAATACCCACGTTGGGACGACACAGGTAAGTATGACCCTCTGATCAAAACTGTGCCTATGGTCTCTAGCGTCTCAATCTGGAACTTCTACCCTGACCCCGATGCCAACAGTATGGAAGAAGCTGAGTATGTGATCGAACGCCATAAGATGTCCCGCAGTGAGCTTCGTAAGCTTTCTGCAAGGCCCTATTTCCGTAAGAATGAGATTGAAGCTGCCATTAAGTTTGGTCCTAACTACACTAAAGAGTGGTGGGAGCAAGAGATGGAGGATGACGCTCAAGAGGTTCAAACCGAGCGTTTTGAGGTCTTGGAGTTCTGGGGTAATGTGGACATGGAAGTCCTCAAGCGTCACGAAGTTAATATCCCTCTTGAGTTGCGTAAGAGTTTGCAAGTGTCTGTGAACATTTGGGTGTGTAATGGAAGAGTCTTGCGCCTTGTCATGAATCCCTTTACCCCTACGCTAATCCCCTTCTACTGCGTACCTTACGAGATTAACCCTTACTCGATGTGGGGTGTTGGTGTAGCTGATAACATGGACGACACCCAAACGCTTATGAATGGCTTTATGCGTATGGCTGTTGATAACGCTGCTTTGAGTGGCAACTTGATCATTGAGATTGATGAGACCAACTTGGTACCGGGCCAAGACCTATCTGTGTATCCAGGTAAAGTGTTCCGTCGTCAAGGTGGTGCTCCTGGTCAAGCCCTCTTTGGCACTAAGTTCCCTAACGTCTCTAATGAGAACATGCAGATGTTTGACAAGGCACGAGTACTTGCAGATGAGTCTACAGGGTTCCCCTCGTTTGCCCACGGACAGACTGGGGTCAGTGGCGTAGGACGTACAGCCTCTGGTATCTCCATGTTGATGTCTGCCGCTAACGGATCTATCCGTACTGTGGTCAAAAACATTGATGACTACCTATTGGCACCTCTTGGCAAAGCTCTCTTCAGCTTCAATATGCAATTTGACTTTGACCCTGAAATCAAAGGTGACTTGGAAGTTAAAGCTGCAGGGACAGAGTCCTTGATGGCTAATGAAGTCCGTAGCCAACGCCTTATGCAGTTCCTTGGTGTGGTCCAAAACCCGATGCTGGCACCCTTTGCTCGTCTGGACTACATCATTAGAGAGATTGCTAAGTCTATGGAACTTGACCCTGACAAGGTTGCTAACTCTATGCAGCGGGCTGCTATCCAGGCTGAAATCTTGAAGACCTTCCAAGCCTCTCAACCCCCTGCACCAGAGGGACAGGCCCCCGGAGGGAAACCCCCAGCAGGGGTTCAAGCACAAGACACTACGGGTTCCGGTGGCGGCAGTATTGGTACAGGCTCAGTCCCTCAACCGGGAGAACAAGGCTTTAGTGCAAACACAGGTGAAGGTGCCCAATGAACCTAAAACCTTTCGTCAACAACAAAGAACTTTGGCAAGACTTTAACCTAGAGCTTGCTAACCGTATCCATACGTGCTATAAAAAGCTCGAACAAGTTGTGGACATCCCCGAAATCTATAGAACCCAAGGTGAAATTCAAGCACTTAAAAACCTCATTAAACTTCGAGATAAGGTGAATGCAGAATGAACCCAGATCAAACCACACAGATTCTTAGAGATAGCAGGAGCGCAGCTCTTCTTAAATATGTCTCTGAGGGTGCCACTTTAGAAGACCTCGAAGCGGCTGGTTACACCACAGAAGAAATATCTCTAGCCCTGAAAGAGCCTCAAGAAACATTGGGTACTACGGCCAAAGAGTTTGATCGGGATCGACAAGGCACAGTAAGGCAAGATACTATAGAGAGTTATACCCCCACATACAGGGACAAGCTTCGTTCAGGTATTGAGAAGGGTTCCTCTGTTTTGGGTGGGTCTAAACAAACTGGACAATTTCTTTCAGACAGACTTCTTGGAAGTAAGACAAGCGACGAAATGGGCCTCCTTGACCTCACAGGGATCACAGCACCTCTTGGCATCCAAGAAGGTTCCCGACAGGTAAGACGTGGCTATAATACAGGGAATAAAGCTGACATGGCCCTTGGCACTTTGGGGGCAGGACTAAACGCACTCTCTGCTGTACCGGGAGGAAGGGTTATTGCAAAAGGTGTCACCAAAGGCGCAGAAAAACTTGTAGGGAAGTTGGTTGCAAAAAAGGGCTTAAACCAACCACCCAGAGCTGTTATTCGTTCCGACAACCTCTTTCGTGGGGAAGGTCCAATAACTACCAGCCTCAGCTCTGCAACTAAGCCTTATGCGGTACGCTTAACCGGCCAAAGTCAAATTGATGATATGATTAAATCTGGGCTTGTTAGACCTAAAGTGGGGGGTTATGGTAAAAGCAAAAAATCAACCCTTTACTTTGGGGAAATGGACGAGGCTACCCCAAATAGTGTCTTTACACGCCCTACAGAAAGCTCTGGTAAGGAGTACACAATTGTTGCTAAAGCCCCTCAAATTGCAGGTAGAGAAGGCCCTATCCCAATAGATGAACTGCAGCACATTTGGACAATGCGAAACGGGGAAATGGTAGATATTCTCCCAGAAGTCCTTAAGAGAAATGTAGACTACACCCCTGCAGGTTTTGCTCAGGGTGGTTCAGTGGAGGATAGTCAAATGGAGAGATTGATGCAAGAAGGTGGTATGGCTGATGATGGGATGGAACAAGAGCCTGTAACTGGGAATGACATTCCTCCGGGTTCTCTGGCTTCTGAAGTCCGAGACGACATTGATGCCAAACTTTCAGAAGGTGAATATGTTGTGCCTGCTGACGTAGTCCGTTTCTTTGGTGTGCGGTTCTTTGAAGACCTCCGTAATCAAGCCAAACAAGGTCTCTCTGAAATGGACGCTGATGGACGTATTGGAGGGGCACCTGTTAGCCCTGAAGGTATTCCTGTTGGTATGGGTGAGGAAGACGACGAGCTTACCCCTGAAGAACTCCAGATGCTGGAAGAGGCTCTTGGAGGCATGGCAACTGGTGGTATGGTAGCTCAAAAACCCGCTATGGGGATGCAAGAAGGTGGCTCTACCGGAGGTTTTGACCGTTCCACCTTTACCCTTTCCCCTGACACCACGGGGGGCTTTGAATCTCGTAAATATATTAACCCTCAAACTAAAGAAGAGCGTGAGTTCCAGTTCCTTGATGGTCAACCCTTGGGTGCTATCCCAAAAGGTTTTGTCCCTTGGTCTGAAGAACTAACCCAAGAGACCCCTGAGACTGAAGCTGCAGCAGGTGAAGAAGAGGGTGCCTTGGTCAACCGCCGAAGAAGAACCAACACTAGCTCTCCTGCCGTTACGTCCGGTACAGGTGATGCTGGGGACACAGGAGAAGGTTCAGGTGGGATTGACTATCAAGGTTGGGCAGAAAAGAATGCTGATTCCTTGAAGTCTGACCCCTACGCTTTTGGTGTCAATGCCCTCTCTGATAAGACAGGGAAAGGACTAGCTCAAGGTTTGGCAGTTGCAGGTGCTGCCACAGGGAACCCCTTGGGTCTGCTTGGTGCGGCTGGTGTAAAAGCCTACAACAAAGGTCAGAACATTGCGGAAGCTAAAGCTGCTCTGCAACAAATGGCTAAAAATGGTTTGGATAAAACACCTCAGTACCAAGACCTTTCGAGCAGAATTAATAATGCTGTAGACAACCTCCCAGGCCTTCAAAGGTTTGCAGTCGAACAAGAACTCGTCTCTACAGGGAATGAATACTTTAAGTCTGCGAACCAAGAACCTGCAAGAGAAGCGTCTAGCTCCTCTTCGTCGTCTTCGTCAAGCTCTCCTTCTTCTCCCCCGCCCCGTCGCCCTGGGTCTTTCTCTACTCAAGGCTCTTCTGCACAAGTTGCAGCTGCTAGACCAAGTTCTGGTGGGGGTGGAGCTGACTCTGGACAAGCTGCTGCTGCTATTGCTCAACCTAAACCCGTCACTACAATCTCCGGCCCTGCTGGGATGCCTATCACACCTAAGCCCCTTACTGCTGCCCAATCTGGAAGCGATGCTAGAGAAGGGCGTAGGGCTACAGGTGGCCTAGTTACAAAGAAGAACCCCGTAAAAGCACCTAAAAAAGGTCTTGGCGGCAAGAAATAAGGTTACTCAGCTTCTGCTGACCCCAACATAAAGGAACTAAAATGTCTGATACCCGAGTCTACGTAGATACTAACTATAGCAGCCGTAATCGGCAACGTATCGAAGAGGATGAAAAAGAGCTAGAAGAGCTTGTGAAAAAGCCCACAGAAGAGGTACAAGCAGCTCCTCAAACTTCCGAAAAGGCTGAAGAAGAACCTTCGGACCCAGAAGAGAAGACCTTTAAGAAGCGTTATGGCGATCTGCGTAGGCACCTTTCGGAGAAGGAAAAAGAGTGGGAAGCCAAGCTGGAAGACTTGCGTAAGTCTACTACCAAGACCCAAATCCTTCCCCCTAAATCGGATGAAGACATTGCTGCTTGGACTAAGAAGTACCCGGATGTAGCATCTATTGTGGAGACCATTGCTAATAAAAAGGCAGAGGAAAAACTCTCTCAATACAAAAACAAGTTTGATGAGTACGAAAAAATCTCTTAC